GAAAGGCTGAGGACGGACCGACTCCTCGAACACCCTTGGTCGGGACCGCTTGCGGGCGCAAAATTCGGCTATGGGGGGAGCGATTCCGTGCCAACGGTCACCCCAGAGCGGCTGGGCACGGAAATAAGTCCGGGCCACTCGCTGAGCGAACGGCCCCAGCGGCGAGGGACACGAGCTTAGCTCCTGTCCGCTACGTCGTTCCACGTGGCACGTAGACCAGAGCGGCCCAGCGCGGTCAGGGCTGGACATCGACGCGACCGACGCGCATCTGAGCGACAGCAAGAGCCGAGCGCCCCAGCGGGCGCCCACACGGCTGTACGGAGGACGACATGGACGAGCAGCACGCGACGCGCGACGAGCTGACGCGCTTTCGACCCCTCGAACCGGGGCGCAATCCCAACCGGCACACCGCGCAGGGGCTCGCGCAGCTCGCCGCAGCGATTGACCGTCACGGCTACGTCGCGCCGATGACGGCTGCGGCCAACGGCGACGTCATCGACGGCAACGCGCGACTCGGCACCTCGGCTGAGAAGTTCGGCGACGTCGCGCCCATCGTCGTCGAGCACGACGGTACGCGTCCGGTCATCATGGTCAGGACTGACATCGCCGACGCGCGAGACCCGCGAGCGCTCGACATCATCGTCAGCGCCAATCGGGTGCCCGACGTGAATTTGCTTTTCGACCCCGCCGTCCTGAAGTCGTTCGAGGGCGAGGGGCTCGACCTGAAGCCGTACGAGTTCGGCCCGCTCATCGAACACCTTGTCGGCCAGAACAACGCGCGCGACGAGTGGGCGGGGATGCCAGAATACGAGAACGAAAACCAACGGCCGGTGCACGCCGTACGCGTCAACTTCGCGACCGTCGCCGATATGCACGCGTTCGCGGCGTTCATCGGCCAGACGCTCACCGAGAAGACGGTCAGCGTGTGGTGGCCCGCGAAGGTCAAGGGCGAACGCGCACCGACCGAGACCGGCTACGTGCAAGGAGCCGAGCAGCAGTGAATCCGCGCTGGCCGATTTACATCGTCTCGAAGGGGCGCGCCGACTCGCGGCTGACCAGTCGCGCGCTCGAACGGATGCGCGTGCCCTACTCGATCGTCGTCGAGGCGCAGGAGCGCGACGCATACGCCGCCGTGATCGATCCGCAGCGCGTGCTCGTGCTCGACCCCGCGTACCAGCAGCGGTACGACACCTGCGACGATCTCGGCGCGACGAAGAGCAAAGGCCCCGGCCCAGCGCGCAACTTTGCGTGGGACCACGCGGTCTCCATCGGCGCAGCGTGGCATTGGGTCATGGATGACAACCTGTTTCACTTCGGGCGCTATACGCACAACCGCAAGGCGCTGGCGCTCGACGGCGCGATCTTCGCCGCGATGGAGGACTTCTGCGACCGCTATACGAACGTGATGATGGCCGGCCCCGCGTATGAGCACCTGACGCCCGCGCTCGCCAAGAATCCGCCGTTCGTCGCGAACACGCGGATCTATTCCTGCAATCTCATTCGGAACGACGCGCCGTATCGGTGGCGCGGGCGCTACAACGAAGACACGGACCTCTCGCTGCGCATGTTGAAGGACGGCTGGTGCACGGTGCAGTTCAACGCGTTCCTGCAGCACAAGTGCGGGACGCAGGTGCTCAAGGGCGGCAACACCAAAGAGTTTTACGCGCACGAAGGCACGACGCCGAAATCCGAGATGCAGGTGCGGCTGCACCCCGACGTGTCGCGCGTGCTCTGGCGGTTCGGGCGCGTGCACCACTACGTGGACTATTCGGGCTTCAAGCCGAACAAACTGCAGCGCAAGCCTGACGCCGTCATCGCGCCCGGCGTCGACGAGTACGGCATGGTGCGCGTCTCGCTGCGCCAGCGGATGCTCGGGTGCACCAAGCGCCCCGAGCTGCGCCCCTTGCGAGCGACACCATGAGGGGGCGCAAACCCATCCCGACGGCGATGAAACTCCTCCACGGCAATCCCGGTCGGCGTCCGCTGCCCGCGAATGAACCCGCCCCGGCGCCCGTCGTCGAAGACATCCCGCCGCCTGACTGGCTCGACGACGAGGCGAAAGCCGAATGGCTGCGCGTCGCGCCGATGCTCGCGCGCAACGGCCTGCTGACCGAGATGGACGTCGACGCGCTGACCGCGTACTGTTCGGCGTGGGTGCGGTGGAAGAAAGCGAACGCCGAGATCCGTCGCTTCGGGATGATCGTCAAGAGCCCGAACGGCTACCCGATTCAGTCGCCGTACCTGCCGATTGCCAACAAGGCGCTGCTGCAGATGCGATCGCTGATGGCGGATTTCGGGATGACGCCGAGCGCGCGGACCCGCGTGCAGGGCGGCGACGCGCGACCGACGGCGGATGATCCGTTCGCGGAATTCGCCCATGGCGCCCGCCGCAAAACATAAGCACGCCGTCGACCGCTACGCGGCGCAGGTCGTCATCGGCCGATTGCCTGCGGGCAAGTATCACCGGCTGTCGTGCGTCCGCCATCAACGCGACCGCGCCCGCGAGGGGACGCGCGCGTTCCCGTATATCTTCGACCCTGAGCGCGCGGATCGTTTCTTTCGGTTCGCCGAACGCCTGAAGCACTACAAAGGCACGCGCTGGGCGGGGACGTTCATCGTCCTGACGCCGTCGCAAAAGTTTCGGCTCGGGTCGCTCTTCGGGTGGGTGCATCGCGAGACCGGCCTGCGTCGCTTCCGCACCGCGTACAACGAGCTACCGCGCAAACAGGGCAAGAGCCTCGAAGCGGCGATCGTCGCGCTCTATGTGACGTTCTTCGATGGCGAGCCGGGCGCCGAGGGCTACACGATCGCGACGAAGCGCGACCAAGCCAAGATCGTCTTCCGCGATGCGCTGCAGCTCGTGACGTCGAGCAGCTTGCGGCGCTGGCTGCGGCCGCTCGTCAACAATCTGTCGCGCGCTGACAATGCCTCAAAACTCGAGCCGCTGGGCGCTGACTACGACAGCACCGACGGCCTCAATCCCAACCTGATCATCACCGACGAACTGCACGCGATGAAAGATCGCGGGCTGCTCGACGTCGTCGAGACGGCGACCGGCTCGCGCGATGAGCCCGTCCACTTTCAGATCACGACAGCGGGGACGGACCTGCTCTCGCCCTGCGGCGACCAACATGACTACGCGTGCAAGATCCTCGACCACATCATCGAGGACGAAACCTTTTTCGCGTTCATCGCGCATGCGGACCCGACCGACGATCCGTTCGCGGTCGAGACGTGGAAGAAGGCGAACCCGCATTACGGCGGCTCAGTCGACCCCGCCGACTTGCACGCGCTGGCGACGAAAGCGCGCCACATGCCGACGGCGCTGCGCGCGTTCAAACAGAAGCGCCTGAATCTGTGGGTGCACGGCGACGCGCCCGCGCTGTCAGTCGAGGGCTACCAGCGCGGACAGTCGACGTGGTCACCCGATGAACTGCTGCACGAGCCCTGCTGGGCGGCGGTCGACCTCTCCAACAAGCTGGACCTGTCGGCGCTCGTGCTCGTCTTTCCGCCGACCGGCGCGCGCCTCTCGTGGCGCCTGCTGCGGTGGGTGTGGACCCCGCTGGAGACGCTCGACGGACGCGCGCATCGTGACCGCGCGCCGTACGATGTCTGGGTCAAGCAAGGGCACCTGCTGACGACGCCCGGCCCCACGATTGACCACCACGTCGTGCGCCCCGTGCTGCGCGAACTGCGGGAGCGGTACGATATCCAGCGCATCGGCTTCGACCCGTGGCACGCCCACGACGTGATCCGCGCGCTCATCGACGAGGACGGATTCAGCGACGAGCACGTCGTGGAAGTGCCGCAGACCTATTCGCATATGTCGAGCGCGTCCAAGCTGCTCGAAGCGGCAGCAGCAGAGGGCCACATCGACGTCGGCGGCTGTCCGCTGATGCTGTGGTCCGCGAGTAACCTCGTGTGGCAGACCGACAAGAATGAAAACAAGATGCCGCACAAGCGACGCAGCCGTGGGCGCATTGACCCGTGGGTGGCGGCGCTCATCGCGATTTCGCTGGCGGAACGCACGCCGCCCGATGAGGACATGACCGCTGACGATCCAGAGCTGATGGTGGTGGGGTGACGTGATGACCAAAGAAAAGAATCGCGGCGGTCGGCCCCGTCTCGTCGCCGATGACACCACGACGCGCGTCTCGGTGCGACTCCCGACGCGCATGTTCGATCGTGCGGATGCGCGCGAACGTCGCGCGCGCGATCCGGTCGCGGAGCAACTGCGGCGCGGGCTCCAGCGCGTGCTCGACGAAGACGGCGACGACTGACCCAAACGCCGAACCGCGCAGCGGGTGCACGCTGCGCGGTGTCGGTCAGTCGCTCGAACGCGAGCGCGTCAGTATTCGGAGGCCAGCATGATCGTGAGCACCCGCCGTGTCTGCGCGGGGTCGCTCGGGTCGTCGCTGGCGAATTCGTATTTCAGGTCGTAGTAATCGATCTTCCAAATCACGCGCAGGCCCTCGACGTCGACGACGGCGCAGTCGTGCTCCCCATACGGGTCGTTGTCGGGCGTGAAGGCCGAGAACGTCTCGACGGCTTCGCGGATGCGCGACTGCTGGCGGTCGCCGAGAGCGCTGATGCCCTGCGTCTGGACGACGCGCGCGCCGATGCCGAGGGCCGTTCGGCATCGGTCGTTGAGGTCGCGCACGCGGTCGCGCTTCTCAGTCTCGGTCATCGCGTACCTGCTTCGTCGTAGCCATCGAACCACGCGCCGACGCGCTTCGTCAGCGCGACCGCCTGCGCCGACGTCGCCGTGCGGCTGCTCGCCTCGACGCTGCGGCAATGCGCCTGCGCCTCGTCGAGCGTCAGCCCGCGTCGCACGATGCGACGGCGTCCGCGCAGCGTGAAGCGAATCACCACGAATCGGTCAGCGCTCACAGCCCGTACCTCCGCATCCCGAAGGCCGGGCGCACGAGCGCGATCAACGCGTCGTAGGATGCCGCCTCGAAGCGCGCCAGCAGGTCGTCGCTGACGTCGAGCGCGCGCGCGTCGCCCTTCGCCGCCCACTGTCGGCGCCACTGTTTGAGCTTCGCGCTGGTGCGGTCCGCGTCCAGCGCGGTTTCGATCGCTTCGTCGCGCGAGATAGTGACGCGCTCGATGGACTTGCCGCTGTCGTCGGCGATCGCCTGCAGGATGTCGTAGGCGCAATCTGAGAAGACGGCCGATGCGGCTGCTCGAATCAGCTCCTGCTCGGCGTCGGTGAAGGCGGGGGCGGTCGTGCGGGTGTTCTTCGTGCTCACTGAGAAACTCCTTTGCTGTCGTTGTTGGGGGTCGTTGGGGTGA